AAGGGAACAAGAAGTGCCTGAGTTTGATGTTTCAAAGTTGCGGGATGCTGTTCTTGAGCTTCTCATGACGGATCATGACTATCTGATCGATGATGCTGAAGAGGCTGTGAATCAGTCAGTAGCGGACAGTCCGGACATGTGGAACGAAAGCGCAGAGGCTAAGAATCTCGCTAATCACGTTGCATCTGAAGATGCGGATCAGGTACTCTAGAGCTATAGGGCGGGGCCGATTCTAGGATCGGCCCCCCAGGCTCTGTCATGCCCAAAATCAGCCATCGCGGGGAGGGTTGATCATGAATAGATCAGGACAGAATCTTAACGAAGAAGAAAAAATATTAATTCGAATTTTGAAAGAAGAGAAATATTCAATAACTACAATAGCTGCTGTTACCGGGTGGTCTAAAACTACTATTAAAAGAGTGCTTCGTGAAACCACCGAAACCGTTTAAGTTTGATCCTAAAAGGGGCTATTCACAATGTGTAGCCTGTGGGAAATGGAGGCAAAGTAACGCAATTTTCCATCATGAAGGGAGGCATTGGATTTTGTGTCTTATAGACTTTGAGGATTATTGGTTTAATACAGATGTTCTTATGCCTGATTATAAAGGATATGTATAATGGATACAAAGGAACCTCTTAAATTTGAAGATGATAAGTGGCATCAATGTCACTTCTGTGGTACAGCTGTTAATGAAGGTTATGAGTCTAATGGTAATAGGCATTTTTTGTCAGATTGTAGACGTGATTTAGTAGAACATGAAATTGGTGACGTTTGTACTTGGTCTTACAGAAGACTACCTGAATTTAAGGATGAACGAGAGTGTAAACCTCCTTATGAAGAAAGAGACACTTGTTACGCCTATCAAGACATAGATCTGAAATGGACTGATGAGCATATCCATTTTTATCCAGATGCGCCGATGTAATGGCTATTATGGAGAGCATGAGTCAAGCAGAGTTTGATGAAATTAAGCAAGGTCTTAAGTCTTGGCTTGAAAAGAAAAGAAATGCATCAATTCACATGAAAAATGCTGATCCAACGGCTTTGATTCTTATGTTAATTGATGAGGTAGAGACTTCCGCTAGGCGTAATCTATTTCCTTGGGAAGACAAGTAATGGATGACCATTTGGATACTTGTACTTACTGTCTATCAAAATGCTGTAAAGGTGATTGTGCAGAAAGTACGTATGACCCCGAGCCTCCTGAAGTAGACGGTGAAGTAATTAATGATTATATCGAAAGTGGTTTTGACACTGAAGGTTCGGCTTTCTAATGGGCTACGAACATGTAGAGTTTAAGATAGTTGCATCTGTATCTCGTCATAACTCAGATAAAGATAAGAAGCACGATGAGCTATGGGCAGAGGTTATTAAACGAGTTGAGGAAATCATGAACGATCCTAAGTATGATGAGATTCAGGTTATGAGCTTTTAATGGCCTGCCTTCCATGTGGTCGCAACTTTCATTCTGAATGTGAAAATGATAATGGATGTGAAAACTGCCACACCGATGAGGTTCAACTACTTAGAGCCTTTAAACGTAATGTGGGACAGCCTCTTAAGAATCCTGAAGACATTAAAGACCCCTACTCAACGGGACGCAAACGAGCCGCAATTGCATTTCCTATTCATAAGACTAACCCTTGTGAATGGCGGGGGCTGAAGAACTGTGGCGGGGGGTTGAAGCCTATTGTTGGATGTATGCAAGGTTTACAAGTAGATGCGCATCATGGTCCTAATAAAGATCCATTAGAGAATACTCCTGGTAATGTTCACAGAATCTGTAAGTCATGTCATAACAGATGGCATACAGCTAACGATTCAATCTATAATCAATTAGTATATAAGAAAACAGTTCATGATCCCGAGATCGCCACAGAGTTAGAACTCATGGCTAGTGAGGCCGAATGGAGAATTAAAACGTGATTAGTGTTTGGGCTGTAGTCAATAGTACGAATCACCTATTAGATATTCACTTAGATGAAGAACTGGCTAATAATCAAGCAGATGATTTCCGGTATACTGCTGTATCTAGCTTTCTTCAAATTAGAGTAGTAGAGTTTAAGCCAGAGATTACTCCTAAGGTAATGCGTCAGATATTGAAGATAGCTGAGGAAGCTTAGTGTCAGTAATTGTTAGTTATTCAGAAATCTACAAATTTCAGACATGTAAGAGGCAGTACTACTACAATAATATTCTAGGTAAGCACCCTATTGAAGATAATAAGGCGATGGCCACAGGTACTAAGGGTCATAAACTTCTTCAGATTTTCTATACGGGACTTAAAGAGGGACTTACTAAAGAACAAGCTATTGAGGCAGCTCATCAGAAAGCACAGAAGATGGCCACAGAAGGGGATGGCATTGATTTTGAGCTTTTGAAGGCTTGGACACTAGTACAGAATTATTTAAACGCAACTGATTTTACTGCTGAAGCTATTATTGTAGAGGATCGCTTTCTACTTCCAGCATCGGCCCTGTCCACTGATCCTATCTTTGCTGATGTGTCGATTGGTTTTACTCCTGACTTGGTACTCAAAAGGAAGGGTGATCATTGTGACGTAGAAGATGCTAAATTTGTACAGCGAGCTTGGAGTAAGTCTAAACTAAATCGTTTTCCTCAAGCTAAGCTCTATCAAATCTTTCTAGAGCAAATGGGTTATGGTATTTCAAGGTCTTCTATTCGCTTCTTTAACGTAAAAACAGGAGAGGTTAAAGTTCAGCACTATACAATGGGTAATGCTGAACGTTTCAACCTTACTTATGATTTTCTATCGGGGGTTAAAGAAGTACTCAAGTATAAGACGGGTAATCCCCACATGTTTGCCCTTGCGCCTCGTACAATGAACTATACTAACTGTCAATACTGCCCTTATGAATATGTCTGTACTCTAGAAGCTGAAGGTAAAGACGCTAGCAGAACTCTTGCTACTCAATTTAAGCAGAGCAACTATGACTACAACAGCTGACCTTATTGAAGAAGCTAATAAAGACGTAACAGTTTCTCCTTGGTTTGTAACTGTTCTTTATGGGGACTACGGTAGTGGTAAAACATCTACTGCTGCCTCCATGGTTAAAGAACGGGGACTTATGATTAGCTCCGATGATAGTTGGAAGGTGTTGCTTAAGCCTACTAACAAAGAATTGTATGCTAAATTTGACAATGGTGCCTCTATTAAAGGCTATGAAGGACTATCACAACTACAGTACATAGATTTTAATGCCGGCTATGATACCGTTATCTGGGATACAGCCAGTCAGTCTGTAGACATGTTCTTAGATCTGCTTTCTGACACAGCTAAGTGGTCCGGTAATGAGAGAGGTAAAATCCTACCAAGAGTTACAGGCAAGAGGTTGCCAGATGAGCTTAAAGATGTTGAGACACTAGGCTATGTTGATTACAGAGTAACTAGGGACAAGTTCCGTCCTGTTCTTAATCGTTTATTTCTTGAGACTAACGCTCATATCATCTTTACTTCTCAGATGAAAGAACCAATGCCTAACGCTAAAGATACTAAAACTAGACCTGCTATTCCAGGGGCTACCTTTAGTATCATGGGTACTCGTGCAGATATCATAGGTTACTGTAGGGATGAAAGTGGTAAATTTGTAGTAGATGTTACACAAAGTTTAAGTCAGCTTGGTAAGACCCGCCTTGAAAGTATTAAAGGCAAAATGACTACTACAACGTTCGTCAACAATTACAAGGAGTTTGTGTTTTTATGAGCATTTTCGGCAAGATTGACGCTGAGCAGGTTACCACTAATCCTTTCTTTATTGAGAAGGGTGAGTATCAGGCTGAGGTTACCAAGTCTTACATCAAGACTAACCGGGATGACGTACGTCAGCTCCTGATCACCTTTACTATTGCTAATGTAGATTCGGAGTTCTACGAGAAGACTGCTACTAGGTTCTTCGATCTTCCTGATAAGGACATGACTGAAGAGGCACTTGCACTTCTTCCTGCGGATGAAAAGAAGAAGATTAAGAATAACATGTCTGCTATTAAGCAGATGCTCTGTGGTCGTGATGGATACGCTAACCAGCCTGGTCTCGGTGTTGACCCTAACGATTTGAATGATGAGTCTTGGAACCCTGAAGTTCTTATGGGTACTAAGGTTGATCTAGCAATCAGCAATTACGGTCCGAACAATCAGGGTGTTCAGATTCGATGGGCGAATGTCATCACTGAGTAAATAAAGCTTTACAGGGAATCTTATCTGCATGGGAGTGGCCAGATAGGATTTCCGAACGAAACAGTGAGCCGCCATCTCACTGTTTCAGGGGGTCTCATTTAACCTGGACATTTAGATGAGACCCCCGTGGGAAAGGAGACTATATGGTCTAACTTATGCCGGCTTCACCCTGACACAGGGAGCCTATCTATTATTTCCTGCCCGGGATTTTAGGTAGGCTCCCGTTGGAAAGGAGTTATATGCAGTCTGCACAGACTAAGGCAAAAACACTCTTAGTACATAAATTTCCTGATAAATACCGTGAACTGTTTCTAGAAGAAAAAGAAAAGGCGACAGGTAAAAACTACTGTGTTTTAGCTTCTAATAGAGCGAGACGTAGATTAGTTAGCCTATACTATAACGAATACCGTACACTGTACAAAGAAGCAAGAGATCAGGGATTTCCTACTAGGAAGTAGTGGTATCCGTTTGAAGGGAGGTTTATGAGCAATGAATTCTTGAGTGATCTCTTCGGAGAACAATCAGGTATTGTGTACTCCCCCATTCTGGAAGATATTAAAAACAAAACAGGTTGGAAACAGTATTTCTTTGAATGGCCACAGGAGCGAGACAAACTAGAGAATCATATAAAGGATCATCATGAACGAGATGTATATATATCACCCGTACTATTTAATGAGCGAAGAATATCACCTGAAACATTTAAGGGTACGAATCACTTATGGACGGAATTTGACGGAACCCTACCTTCTGAATACATCGATCCTACCTTTCGAGTTGCCTCCTCCTCCATACCCGGACATGAGCATTGGTACTGGAAACTCGACACCTTTGTAACTGATAAAGTTCTTATTGAAGATTTAACACGACGCATAGCTTATCACTACGGGGCTGATCTTTCAGTTTGGGATTACCAAAATGTTCTCCGACCAGTCGATACTTGGAACCATAAGAGAAATAAACCAGTTACCCTTGTCTCTAAGAACGATAATGTATATCCAATTGATCACTTTCTCTGGGTTCCTATTCCTCCCGCGGGTACCAAAGTTGACATCGTACTCGGAGGACTTCCCCAGAGGACTGAGATCTTAGCTAAGTATAGATGGAAGCCTGATACATTAGACCTTCTCTTTAAAGACATCGAAGTAGGTAGCCGGTCTACTGCTTTAGCCCGTTTAGCTTTTGATGCTATTGAGGCAGGCTGTAGTAACGAAGAGACTTATGTCTTAATTGAAGAACGTGATTCAGTCTGGCAAAAGTACACGGGACGTACTGATAGAGACAAACAACTTAGAGCCTGTATCTCTTATGCTAGAAGTCGCAAGACTGTAGTTGCTGAAATTGTACAAGGCGCCACAGAGGTCTACCGCTTTCACGACTTCATGAAGACTAAGATTACAATGAAGTGGGCTATCGAAGGTTTGCTCCCTGTGGCGGGTTCTTTAGTTGTTCTTGGTAAACCTGGAATTGGTAAGAGTACATTTCTACTTAGATTAGGTGAAGCGCTCTCTTTAGGTCGTGAGAGCTTTCTAAATTGGAAGATTCTCCGTCGTCAAAGAGTGCTCTTTGTTTCTCTTGAAATGCAGCATGATGAACTTAAGAGCTTCTTTGAAGACATGAAAATCTCTGAAGAGGAGCAAGCAGAACTTCAAGACTGGTATCATATATGGCCAATTGGTCACGCTTATCCATTCGATACTCCTGACCAACAGGTCGAACTTATCAAGTTTATCAAGATGCACAAAATTGACGTCGTTGTCATTGACTCTATGGGTCTTGCTATGTACGGAAAAGTTAAAGACGATGATGATGTTAAACGCTTGAACAGTTTCCTTAATGAAGATATAAGAAAAGCTCTTAAGTGTAGTTACATATTTATTCACCACTTGCGTAAAGACGGTATTGATAAACAAAGAAAAGATGGAGATCTTGATGACTCTTTTGGTTCAGCTTATGTCACAGCTAATGCACAGACTGTGGTGTTACTTTCACAGAAACCAGGATCTGTAAGACTTCACATTAAAATGTTGAAAACCCGTATGTCACTGGGTGAGAAAGAGTTTGATATCGAACGTACTCCAGATAGGGGTTTTCAACTTGTCGGAACTGGTCTTACCACAACTAGCACTCCCCCTGTCACTGTCGAAGGGGAAACCGTGCCCGAGCAAAAGCCAAATGATGGCTCTCTTGGAAGACTGTTTACTCTATAGGTATATTGCTGTAGACACTGAAGGCTACACTAAAGAAACAATGTTAGGTATCTCAGTCTGTAATCCTGCTAGACAGTCTATGTATTTTCCTGTCGGTCACAGGGAGAACGTGAACATTGATGCAGAGACAGCAGAGTTTCTGGAGTACGTTCTTAAAACGGTTCCTTATCGCATTTTTCACAATGCTAGCCATGATCTTAACATTCTGCCTTATCTTTTTGATCTTCCTTTTGTATGTACGATGATTATGGGTCATATGGTTGATGAGAATGTGATGGCTAAATCTCTAGACTTTATGCATAAGTGGCACTGTGGTGGAGAAGGTAAACAAAAAGATCCTCTCATGGATTCTATCATTAAGACACACGGATGGGAGTGGGTTCCTTTTGAGTTAATGAATGCGTATGCAGATAACGACGCACTGATTACAATGGAGTTGTTCTTAGAGCTACTGCCAAAGTACGAAGAGCAGTTCGGACCTCTGTGGGGAGATTAGTTTGCCGTACTTTTTAGCCTTTCTTTTTCTGTTTCTATTAGTTCTTTTAGTATTTGTTTTCTTTGGCAGCAGAGAACGACCAGATATGGGTGTGAGAAAGCATCGCGACCCTAGTAATCGTAGAGCATCTGGACGGTCCTAATTTAATATGGAAAATATAGGACGTCATGTGTACTTGGGAGATGTAACAGGTAACTATTCACAGCCTATTGGCCGACACAGGGAGTTCTGGTATATGACAGATGACAAAGAGGGAATCGGTCTTATCCCTCTAGGTGACAGAGACAGGGATCTAATTGAGTACGGTATCGATGTGGTGGAGGACAGGGGCTGCGACCCCAATATCAGAAGGATCTGATATGGCATCTTGGGAATTAGTTCCAAGTCTTGTAACGTTACGCAATGAATTTAATACGATTGCACCTAATCGTGATAAAGCATCTGACGGTTCTATTGGAGACTTTGCACATAGTCAGAGTACATCAGATCATAATATAGATGACGGTCCTGATCAGGGTAGCACTTCTGATGAAGATTCTGATTCTAAGCCTGAAGTACACGCTACTGATGTAGATGACGATCTAAAAGAACCATTCACTATGGAAGACTGTATTCAGTTTATCATTGGTGAATGTCGCAAAGATAACAGCGTAGGTAAGGATAAGGGTCGTCTAAAGAACGTTATCTATAATCGACGTATTTGGGCTGCCTCAAGTGGTTGGGTACAGAAGCCTTACTCAGGTTCTAATCCTCATGACAAGCACGCACATTTTAGTGCTGAATACGACAATCAATTTTCCCAGGACAAAAGTCCTTGGGGCCTAATCGATAAGTTTGGAGAGACAGTGAGCGTACAGAATGTAATTGATGCCTTGACGAGTCCAGAAGGTCAGGCTGCATTAAGTGATGGTCTTGACAAAGGTATGCAGGATGAAAAGGCGGGTAACGCTGAGGAATCCTACGCTACAATGATTAAGCATTGCGATGAAATTGTAAAAGAAGTTAAGACTCTAGTTACGACAACTGCTACTGATCTCAGTGCTTTAGGTACAGCTCTTCAGACTTCACTAGGACAGATTAACGAGCGACTTACTGCCCTTGAAGAGGCTCATGTTCCTCCGACTGAGGCTAGGTAATGGCTCTTATTTTTAAGAAGCTAGAAGCCAGTGAACCTGCACTCAATACTGGTACAAACGTTACCACTGTTGCTGCTGTCGTGGCAATGATAGCTGGTATTATTAATCACTTCTATCCCCATCTAATTTCTGAATCTGTAATTGCTACAGTTATTACAATTGCTATGTTTGTTCTTCCTCTTATTACAGGCTGGTTGATTAGACGTAAGGTCTGGTCCCCTGATAGTGTTCAGAAGGCTGTAAAGGCAGCTAGTGAAGGATATAATACTCTTCAGCAGGCTACTCTTAAGGAGATCAAAGAATTCCCAATGGAAGACAGGCATTTCGGGTA